AAGACAAGCACCTACAACTACCCAAAGTCAGATGGAACACTTGGAACACGCATCCAGACTGAGTGGACTGAGAAAGGACGTCGATTCATTCACGAACTGAGCGACGCAGGAAGAATCTAACGAGTATATACAGCAATCCCCTACCATTTGGTTGGTAGGGGATTGTTTCACTTACTATGCAATTTTATATATGAGAGTATGGCTTTCCCTTCTTCGACCGCTACGGCATAATTTGCATAGCTCTCTGCGTACATAGATGTTAAATCATTTATTTCCTCGGCATCTGATTTACCCATCAAATCACCTATCGTTGTTTTTCTTTGACTTATTTTGATATTTGTCAAAGTTGTATCACATATAGCATAGTATTTTTTCAGTTTTACGCTTCCGTTATCTTTAACCCTTGCCTTTATAGTATATTGGTAGACAATATTGTCTTTGGTGTTCATTATCTTCTCATATCTCTTGCTGGGTAAAGTTATATTTTCTGGCTCACCTCCTGTCAAAGCGCTTGCCAACAACAACGCAAAAGTTCCGTCATTCTCTATACTTTTCTCTAAATCTGTTCTATATGTGGTACATGCATCCATGAAATCAGGATTCTCGTAACCAAGGCCTCTTATAGTTCCTGCTGGAATAGAAGTGATATTCTCCGAAACCTTGCGAGACTCTACTTTTATAGAGTCATACTTATGCTTGGCTTCTTTCAGTAACGACTTCATATCTTTAGAACTGATTGTATCACAAGAGTCCACAGAAACAATCTCAACCAAATCATTTGGATCATTGAAATTGGATTCAACATAATCCTTAAATACGGTTTTTACTTTGCCCTCATTAGAAGAGCATGATGATATTGCAAGTAGCGCACATACAGAAATTAAACATACGAAAATTTTCCTCATAGTCGTTAATTTTAGAATTCACCGCAAAGATAGGCAATTATAACGATATAAGCAAATAAACAAGCAGAAAAAAATACGGGCGACACCATTTTTTTTGATGCCGCCCGAACTTACTATCTCACTTTTGTGCTAACCATCTTTGTGTCATTGGTCACAGCTCTGAACAGATAAAGGATTTCGTCACAGCTTGTGCCGATCTTCTCCGCAGCCTCAGCGTTCCTTAGCGTGTTCGCCGCTATCTGCGACTGATACTGTACTTGGGACTGCGCCATAAGGCTCATGTTGTCCATGTATTCGACAGCTTTCCCGCTTTGCAGTTGTCTTAACACACTCACGTCAGCCCTAATTGCATTGACGTAGCTTGCGAGTATGTCTGCCGTCTGTTCCGTGATACCCTTTATAGATGAGCTCGTACTTGAAGAGCCATTGTTTAAGAGGGTATTATTCGATTTTTCAGCAATAGCCTCCATCTGGTCAAAGAGAACCTTTGAAGCTTCCATGCCGTTATATATATACCCATCTTTACCAAGAGCCTCACTGATGTCAGACATCCATTGCTCCTTGTTGCTGTCAGGATGCGACGCATCGAAGCTACCCTTATGGACAACTCCATTAGGGTCTTTGTACCCGAATAACTGATTTCTCAGCCTGTCAAACAACGGCTGCATAACTCCCAAGCTTACCATTTGCTTGGTAAGGCTCTGTAGTATGGATGTTACGCTGTTCTTGAAAGCTTCCGCCGCATTGTCTCCATTCTCAAAGGCTGTCATCAATGCGTCGCTGAGCTGGTCAGCCCATGATTTCAAGTCTATGCTGTACAGGTTCTTTGCGATGTCCTCCGAGAAATATTTGATTTGGTCATCAAGCTCAGCTATCTTAGACTTGTACTCTTCGAGAGAGGATTTGGACTTCTTTTTCTTGCCGTTCTCGGCATTGTACATGTCTGAGTAATCTTTTCTCTTCTGTATAAGTAAGTTGTACTGTTGCTGATAGCCAGTTATGTCTCCGCCTCCTGCCGCAGCATAATACTGCCGCATGGCTCCAAGAGCCGCTCCGCTGACATTCGTTCCACCCGTGTTGTACATCTTCTGATATGAACGGATGACATCACCATAGTCATATCCTAACGTTCTTTCCTGTGCCTTGGATATAACCTGAGTATAACTTTCAATCTTTGATACATCCTCCTGCATCTTCTCTATCTTTCGCTGAAGTCTCTTGTCATGCGTCTGTGCAATACCACCAACAAGACCGAGTGCTGCACCTGCTGCCATTCCATAAGGGCCAAGGGCAGACAGGGATGAGGCTCCACTGAGCATTCCGCTCATTATGCCACCCGCATCAGAAAGAGCTTGCCCCGCGCCAGTATCGCCAAGGCCAAGCTTGTCGAATGTGTCAGACAACAGGTTTACAGCTTGTGAGCCCGCCGTGAGCGCACCTATGAACTTACCCATAGCGTTTTGCAGAGACTCGCTTGACTTCTCCCAAAATCCGAATGGGTCGTTCACGTTCTTGGCAAATTCCGAAGAGGCTTGCTTCCCTGCCTTTTCCCGTTGCCCCGTATTCATGTCAGACCATTTGTTCACATTCCTCTGCGCTCTTGCGGCAGCGGCTATCTCAGACTTACCGCCAACTCCTGCAAGCACATTGTCAAGAGCCTGCACAAGCCTCTGTAGAACTGCTATAAGGTTGGTATCCTGCTCTCCCTTATCCAATGATTGCTGTTCTGCAAGTTGTGTCACTGCGGCATTTCGCATTCCCTGCAAGTCCTGCGTGTGTTTTGCCGGGTCGAAGAACAATCCGCCCATAAACGACATCTGCCCCACGAGGCTGTTACCCGAAGACTTTAAGGATTCACGCATGGCTTTCTGCGCCTTGTCAACCTCCGCGTTCCTCTTTGTCTCGTCGATGAGGTCCTCCGTGAAAGCCTCATTGAATCGAGTGATATAGATATGGGCGAGCTGCCTCACCTTTGAGCTCGGCATAGTAGTGGGAGCATTGAGCATACGCTGCATCTCCCCGTCGTATTGCAGCCAAGCGATACCATTCTTATTGTATGGGTTGTTGAGGATAGAGTTCTTGCGGTGAAGCTTGGCCCTATTCTCCTCGCTGCCGTTCACGTAGTAAAGATTGCCATTCTCGTCATACGCCTGCCGGTCAATGTCTTTCTCGTTCTGCTCGAACTGAGTGTTCGCTTTCAGTCTGCGCTGCTTGAAAGAGTTCGATGAGGCATACAGCTCCGCAGCCGTGTCGTTTGCGGCTTTCACCATGTTCTTCATGGCTGAGTTGAACTGCTCGACGATGGTCACAAGAGCATCCACATGGTTGAGCATATTGCTTTTCCGCTTCTCGAAGTCCTCCTTACTCTCGCCACTCTTTCTGTCAAGATTACGTTGTAGCATATCAGACAGCCTTGACTTGAGGTTGTCGCCACTGAGATTATACAATTCTCCCATATCCTGCGGAGAGAATATTTGCGATGTGAGCTCCGAAAACTTATCTTTGACGATGCTGAACAGGTTGTTTACGTTCTCCGTCCAGTCAAATCCCTTGGCTTGCTCGTCAACCTTGTATCTGAACCTTGAAATCTGCAATGCAAAGTCTGTATCCCCTGTCTTGTCCCTAACGCTCTTGAATGTGTCGTAAGCGTTTGACACTATCTCAGTAAGCCTCTTGATGCCGTCTGCAAACTCTTTAAGCTGCTTGTCGGCCTCCTTGGTGTCTATCTGATTTTTTTGACTCTCCACATTGGCAAGCAAGGAGTTCTTCTGCTCCTTGCCGTTCTGCGTCCGAGGCTTCCATTTCCCTATGATGTCCTGCTCCTTTACAAGGATGTCCCTCAAAGCGGGCAGTGAATCCAACTTCTTGAAGTCCTCTGCATTGATGCTGCCCTTGACGTACTCCCCTTTGTTGAGCGCACTTTCCATACGCTCACGCACTTGTGCGATGGCATAATCCTTATCCTTGTATCTGTTATACCATTCCTCATACATCTGACGGGCTTTCCCAAGGGCGTTGATGCGGTCGTTGAATTGCTTGATGTCGTTTCTGTCGGCTTTCTCTGCTGCGGCTTCTGCTTTGCGTTTGGCTTCCTCTGCCTTACGTTTTGCAGCTTCTTGCTTACGCTCAGCGGCCTCAGCTTTCTTACGTCGCTTTTCTTCGTCATCGTCCTTGAAGCCCTCACTCTTGAGCCAAGTAGCCTCCTGCCCGATACTTTTTAGAGCCGTGTAAAAATTATTATATTGGTCAAGTAGCTCGCTAAGAGCTTTGTATTCAGGGTCTTCTGGATTCATTATGGCCATCTTTACCTTGATACGGCTTATCTGATTCTTTAGAGAATCCAAAGACATGGTACTCGAAAGGTTAAAGTTGATACCCATCTTGACTTGTAAAGCTTTCATGTGAGGTATCATCTTCTCTACCTGATCACGGCTTTCCTTAAGCTTCTTCTGCACCTCGTCCGCAAACTCATAGATGTCAACAGACGTCTTTATCTTCATCTTTAACTCAGCATTCGCCGTCAGCGTTTTTGTCGCTCTAATTTGCCATGCCTCGTTAGCCCTCAAAGAGTTAAGCTGTCCCTCGTACAGACCTCTCAGCCACTCCCTCATAGACTGCTTTCCGAGACCTTTAAGTACGATTCCTCTGCTCTTTATGAACTTCTCAACTCTGTCATAAGCGTCCTTGAATATTTTCTCAGCATCAGCAGGTGCGGTATCTGCTGTAAGGCCGTTGAGATTTTGAGCGAACATTTCCTTGGCTATAGCAGTTCCGTATAGGTCTCCAATATTGTATTGTGTATTCTTGTCTCCGTTACCTCCATACACACCACTAACATTGAACCTGCCATTCTGTTTCAGGTTACTTATTACAGCATCAATGATGTCCTGCTTGATAGACGGATCTGTGACACCACTGCTTGCGAGGAAGCTGTTCACTGCGCTCACCATAGAAGCTACAGCCCCCTCCGGGTCTTTGGCGAAGTTGGATACAATATCGTTTCCAAGAGTCCTTGACCAAGTAATAGCATCATACTTTAACTGAGCATACTGATTCGACAAGTTTCTTCCAAACAGACCGTTAGAAGTCGCCCCCTCGTACACCTGCGCCATGCTATACCCTTGACCTGTTTTAACCTTAGACAGCTTGTCGTAATACTTCTGCCGTTCAGTATCGGTCATATTCGCCATACGGTTAAAGAAGACTTGCAATGCCTCTTTGTAGTCAGACAGTCCCTCTTGGTTCTTGATAGCTGTGAGCATACCGCCGGTAGCCATATTCACAGCATTTACATCCTTGTCTGACACGTGATAGTACCCCGTACCTTCATAATACGATTGCAATCTGTCACGCATATCCTTGACAGCATCAGAATAGTCCTGCATATCAGTAGTGAACGAATCACTGAAGATTCCACCAATCCGCTTGTCTGAATTTGCAAGATCATTTGAAATGCTTTCGTTGACCTCGTTTGCGTGTCTTATAGCATCAATCTTGTTAATAAGAGCCTCGAACTGTTCTTCCTGAGTCTGCATCTTATTGATGTCAAGGAGATCTCCTTCATACAACGGACTCAACACTTGCAGCTTCTTCTTCATCTCCTCGATGTCAGACGATAGGTTTATACCATCAGCGAAGCGGCCGTTCTTATCCTTTATAAGAGATATGTTGTTCTTGGTCATCTCGTTGCCCATAGCGTCATACATCGTCTGAGAATTGAGCTTTATCAGTCCTCTGTCCGCATAATTCTGTATGATCTCGTTGGCGCTCTTAGCATTCGTGGCTGCATCGTTCTTAAGGTTTTCTGAAATATCCTTAGCCTTTCTTGACAGTTCTGTAACATGACCGATGATCGCTGATATGCCAGCCACTACTGCCATAATAGCGGCTTGCGGAGCCAACGACACAAGGAAAGCTTTTGCCGCCGCCGCCGTCTGTATAAAACCAAGCCTAAGAGAAATAAGACTACGACGGAATGCGCCCAATCCCGCCAGTTGAGCGGCCTGCTGTCTGCTCAAACCGGTTGACATAAGAAGAAGCGTTCTCTGAGCCTGTGTCAGTCTTCCGGTCAAGGCAATACGCTGCTTGGTTATCTCGGATAGCTGTTTGTTGTTCTTAATCTCCTCAACCTGCAAGAGCTGATTCTTGTGGGCAATCCTATCAGATATACGCGCATTAGTAATTCCGAGACTATTACCCGCATTCTGTCCCCATCTCTTTGCGCTGTCGGCAGGGTTGCCGAACACCGTTCTAAGATAGTCACGCCCTCTGCCTGAGATAACATTGTTAAGGAAGCTTCTTCCTCGCTCCGTCTGAGCCAACATTTTGTTGGCCTCCATAATAGCGGCATTCTGCGCAAGCACACTCTTTCCAACAAGCATCTGCGCCCCCTTAAGAACGCCGTATGCAGCTGCTACAGATGTAAGCATCTTAGCATACTTGTCCCAATGTTCTGTGAGCTCGTTGAGTGTGTTTACGAAGCCCACGAGTATACCTCTACCAGAACCACCCATCTCGGAAAGCATGATGCGGTAGTTGTTCTTCAAGTTTCGGAGCTTGCCACCAAGAGTGTTATACTGACGCTCCTGCATGTTGTAGAACTTACCACCGGGCTTATCCAAATCCATAATGACGTCTTGAACATCTTCAAATGGAATTTCACGCTTACGCATCAACCCGAAAATATCTTTCCTTGATACGTAGTTAGCCTGCTGCCCATTGCGCTTAGCTTCGTCAGCACGCTTGTTATACAAGTCAGCAAGTCCGCCAACGAGGTCGATACCAGCGGTCTCAAACTGTCTGTTCTGAATACCTGACAGATAGCCATACGACTTCGTGTGTCCGTATGCGAGGATAAGTCGGCTTACATCCACATCAAGACCTGCACCAATATCAGTAAGCGATTTCATGGTGCCATAGATGTCCTTAGCCTCGATACCGAAAGCGGCCAGTTGTCTATGCGATTTCAGCAAGTCCTCAAAGGTGTACGGAGACTGTTGGGAGAGGTCTCGTAGTTGCATGTACATCTCTGTTGCTGCCGTGCCGCTTCCAAGAATGACTTCCAATGACTTCTTCTGCAACTCCAACTCACCCGTAACATTGGTGAGCTCAGAAAGGAAGCTCTGTATGCCATAGACAGAGAAATACTGATAGGAAAGCGACTTTAAGTCAGAGAGAACCTGCGACTGCCCCCTTGCCTCTCTTGATGCACTGCGGAAAGCGTCTGCCAAGCGTTGCTGCTCGGCGGAAAGTCTCTCTGTTGCTGATGCGGCTTCCCTTGCTGCCGACACTTCCGCCCTCAGAGTGGACGCTGATACTTCCGCCTTACTTGATGCGTCTACATATCCTTGGCTAAACCTAAGCTGCCTTGCCGTTTCACCATTAGCACCAACACCTTTTCCGTCAGCTATGGATTTCGCTACAGCACGGAACTTCTCAAGCTCAGCTATGGCTTTTTCAAGCTCTGTCGTATCTATGTTGAGCTTACCTGCTTTCCCTATCAGCTTGTTATACTCGGTAAGCTTTTTGACAATGGCAGAGTAAAGGTCATTTGCCTCTTTCAGCTTTATCTGATCCTCAGTCAAACCGTCGCTCTTCTTGTTGGCTCTGTCCTGTGCAGATGCCAACTTCTCAGCTTGACTCCAACAGGAGTGATAGGCATAGGAAAGCTTGTTGAACTCCATCGTGAGTT